ATGGACACATTACTTACAATACTTAAAAGCGCGGCACCGTTGCTGGCGACCGCAGTTGCAGGCCCGGCAGGCGGCCTTGCCGTTGGCTGGATTGCAGACAAGCTAGGCATCCCTGACTCAACAATCGAAGGCGTTACAAAAGCCCTTACAGGCAATCCAGAGATGACCATGAAGCTTAAAGAGCTTGACCTGGAATACGCCAAGATGGATGCGGCTGACCGTGACTCTGCGCGCCAGGCTTATGCTGCTGTAGCTACATCTGAATATGCAACAGGCTTTGAAAAAATGGTGGTGCCTGTTCTTGCCCTGGGCGTGGTCGGCCTGGCATTCCTATTGATTGGTGTGTTGATGTTTGTTAACACTCCAGGCGATCAGCAGCAGATTATTATTTTTGCTTTAGGATTTATCACAAGCGCTGCGGGCCAGGTGCTTTCTTTTTATTTTGGTTCAAGCCAAGGCTCAAAGGATAAAACAGAAGAGATCAGAGGGATGCTTAAAAGATGACACAGTTAACAGAACACTTTAGCCTGGAAGAGCTAACGCACACAGATCACCGCGAGTTGGATAACACCCCAACAACGGCAGAAAAGTGTATGATCGATGGCAAGGAAGTTACGGTTAATGCGTACGGCAACATGCTGCGCTTGGCTGTATTCCTGGAAGAAGTCAAAAAGATTCTAGGTGGTAAGCCGGTCATGATTAACAGTGGCTTCAGATCTTTGGCCGTGAACACTGCGGTTGGATCTAAAAATACCAGTGATCATCGACGGGGTTGCGCGGCAGACATCCGTGTACCAGGCATGACGCCTGACCAGGTTGTTCGCGCCATCATTGCAAGCGATTTGCCATACCAACAAGTCATCCGAGAATTTGATCGGTGGACTCATGTGGCTATGGTCACGAATGAAGGCGACGCGCCTAAAAAATCAAAGTTGATTATTGATAAAACAGGCACGCGCCAATTCGTTTAAGTCTCCCTCTTTGCGGCAGTTGCCAGACTCACAAATTCAGTCGCAAAGAGTTTGACCCCAGGCCAAAAACCTGGGGTTTTTTTTACCACTTCGGAGCGCAAGTAACATCGATGACGACCTCGGTTGTGTAGCCATTGATCTTGCGCTTGCCGTACAGCATGACACCACGCAGGCCATTAGTTTCACACTCTCGCACGCCAACAATGACTTCGTTCCTGGTCATTGGTTGTACATGCTTGTCGATGATTAACTCTTGCTCAACTGCCTTCGGCGGGGCGCTTGTTGAAGAGCATGCCGAAAGCAGCCCCAGCAAACAAACTACTAAAAGTAATTTCTTCATGGGACTCCCTTTCTAATTTTCGGTTACGAATCGGTTGCTTCGCTCGAAGGACTCAATGTCCTCCACGCGATAGCGGACTTCTGAATTACGGCCTTCGCCCAGCTTGATATAGGTGGGGCCGGTGTTGGCAACACGCCACTTTCGCAGGGTGTTGTCGGCAATTTTCCAGCGCTCACAGAGTTCCTTCGGTGTCAGTAGCTGCGACATGATTGCCCTCCTGAATAATTTCACCGGTTGACGGTTCTATGACTTCGCTAGAACGATCCGCAATAGACCGCTTTAAACGGGCTATAGGCGCTTTTTGCTCCTCGGGTGGGGGCGTGATATTGATCGGTTCTTTGCGCTCGACCTGGACGAATCCTGATGCCTCGTTGTCTGACTCAAAGACTTGATCAACGTCGGCACTAGATGGCAAACGCTTGGCCATGCGACGGATTACAGTCTTCTTGGCCATCTCATCCCACCACTCAACCCAGGGGCCAAACTTGCCGGCCTTGCTGGATGCCCTAACCTTCTCAACGTCGGCCACGCTCATTACCTCACGGTAGATTGCGCCGTCTTTGGTCTTGGCCACAGCGTACACAGCAATAGGCTTGCCGCGGTCGTCACCCAGGAATGGCTTGTGAACGATATTCTCGTTGTCACCTAACTCGTACTCAAAGTGATCCTTGTCGTACGCCACCTGGGCACTGATGCTGGCCAACTCACCAGAGTTGCGGATCTTTTTCAAGATGCCACCAACCATTGGCATGTACTGGACTTTCTTGCCGTCCTTGGTATTGAAGATGACGGGCGCGGCTTCCCGGCCATCAAGCAGCAAACCATCCTGGGCTGCTTTCATGCAGGCACCAAGCAAGCTGCGGCGGTCGGCCTGGAGTAGATCCGGGTTCATCTGCACCGCGGTAAGGGTGGTGCGAATAAACTTCTCGACCGGGATTTGTGGTGGCAGGGCTGCTGCAAACTCTGGCTGCATCTTGACTAGAGTGCCGCGCATAGCTTCCATTGGTGTGATTTCTGTTCCAGTAGTCATGATTTTTTTCCTTCAGTTAAAAGATCTGATTGCTCGGGGATTGTTGCGGCTACCTCAACGCTTGCGCCTTGGCCCATCATTGCAGCGACGTCAATTGCCTTGGCTACGTCGATCTGATAAAGCTTGCCGGCGATGTGTCGCAATGCTTGCGCTTGACTTGATGCTTGCACCAGGTAGACGTTGCCTGCGCCTGCCACTTTGTAGATGCGTTGTTCTGATGCCATGATTAAGCCTCTTTCTTTGGAGTGAATCGGAAATTACGGAACCCTTTACGAGCGCCAATGTAGGTGCCAAGCAAGTCTGGAGTAATCAGAGTGCCAAGCGATTCTTTGGTTAAGCCACAAGAGATCGTGCCCAGGGGGCTAACCACCTTGCTGGCCTTGCCAATACGTTCCAAGATCTGTGCCTTGGTAGCGTCTTTGATGCCATCCTGTTCTTTGATCATGCGAGTAAGGTACGCGTACTGCTCAATCAATTCATCCAGGCTGCTATCTGATACTGATACCAGGTTAGCGTCCGCATCTGCGTGCAGTTTTTTAATGATGAATTCAGCATCTGCGCTGTAGTCTGGAGATGGCGCTGTGTTATTCTTCACTTGTTCCCAGAACGCTTTTACGCGCTGGCGAATGTCCGCACCGATTGCCTTATCGCGATTTCGGAGGACTATCTTTTGCTCATTTCCACCAACCAGGGCAACCAAGGCTGTCCACTCGTAGCCTGAAATTTCCATTTGATGTTGGATTTGTAGCTCGATGTGTTCCGGTGCTTCAATGTTTCCGGCACCGTCATCGATCCAGGAGCGGCGGTATTGCAGGCCGTCTACGTTCTTGATTTCCATAATGCCTGGGCCGTCACTCTTGCTGTTGATTTGGAAGTCAAAGCTTGATCCGATCCTGGCGTCCATGTCACGCATGTACACGTTGAGCTTGGTAATATCCCAGCCCTGGTCTTCTGCTGCGCCATGTGCAATGGCCGTTTCCAAACGGTTGCCCCACTTCATTCGCTCGTTAGGTTCCAACCGAACCACGACTCTGTCGCGCTTGTTGTGGAATAACTCAAACTCTGTAAGGTAAGGCGACAACCCGTACAGGGCAGACACCTCGGTGCTGGTCACGTCTACTGCGCGCTGCTGTAACCATTCTTCGTGGTCTTTAATTTCAATAGTTTCGATTGCCATATCAATTCTCCATTTCGTTATGAATAGCTTCCTCAATTGAGGACTCCTCTTTTGTGGTCACCTTGCGCTCCAGCCACGGAGCAGAGCGGCCACGCCGGTCTAGGATTTCCCATTCCATATAAGTGCCACCAGGTTCGTCCCAAGTTTGTGGCTCGGTTTCGTAACTGATGACACCGATAAGGCAGGGGATGCCCGCGACACGGTGTTCTATTTCTGCGATGTAGTTCACAACCACACGCGCAGGGTTTCTTCGTCATCAACGTGATTGCTGAACAAAGTAACTTCGTGTGTCTCGCCCTTGTCATCCTCAATGTGAATGGTGCGAGTTACAAAGCTGTCGTGTTCGCGAATATCGCTGATACGAATTGACTTAACATTGTGTACTGAAAATTCTGCCATTTTTGTTTCTCCTTGTGGTTGCCTGTGGAAATTATAATCCATTTCGTTGACTTTGTGTCAACACTATTCGTCGTACTTATTCAGAAGATCTAACACCAGGTCTGAAATTTCTGTGTAGCCCTCTTTGTCGGTGTCGCTGATGTAAGCCTGGTCGCCCTTCTCGGCATAGTCACCCTGGACAACAATGCGATCACCGGCCCAGCGGCCAATCAACTCATGCTCATTGGCATCGCCACCACCCCGGCCATTGCTGTTGGCCACCAACAAGAACAAGGCAGTTGCTGTGGACTTTTCAAAGCCCACTTGCTCAAGCAGCTTTAAGCCGTTGGCAATCCGGTGTGCGTGGACATATTCTTTTTTATCTGTGTTGTACAAAACGTGGTATTGACCCATGATTTTTCTCCTTAATTGATGGTTACAAATTCAATCTTGCCAAGCTCTTTTGCTGCTTTAAGCAGGCGGCTTTTCTCTGCCGGCAAGCACACACCCTCTTCAATCAATTCCCTTGCTGCACGACCGAACCAGCCCTGAAGCTGCCAGGCCAAGCCGGTGTCAATCAATGTCTGCCAGGCTTCAATAATTTGATCTTCTGAATCTGGGCAAATAAAACCTTCTGCGATGCCTGTTGCTGTGTAGCTATCCATTTGATTTCTCCTTAACGTGAAGTGGTTTTGATGCTGAACACTGCTGTGGTATTGGTGTAAGCAGCAACTGTGTCGGCAGGGATGGCCAGGTCTTTGGCCAGCTTTTTCCAATCCGTAACAGAACGATCTGCTTCGACGTAAGTGGATTTGAACAAGGCACCTTCAAAAACTTTGACGTCGCTGGCGCTTGCGATGTCCTTCATTGCGTCTTTGATCAGGTCAGCTTGCTTTGTGAGTGTTGCGATTTGCGCCAACAATGTGCCGAGTTCGTCAGCAGAAGAAGCGGTGGTGGTGATAACTGTTGTCATGATTCTCTCCAGTGTCTAAACATTTAAGGGATGCAAGCATTGGGTTCTAGGCTTGCTTTCGAATCTTTCCCAGAATCCGGCTCGGCCATCTAGCTAACTCTGTCAGGCCCGGAGGCCGTCGCTTGGCGCTAAATGCGGTATCGTTTTTCCGTTCGATGAGTAATCATACACCCACTCAAATCCACAACGCAATAGCTTTTTGCAAAATAATTTGTATAAATACGTTGATAGCTCGGAAACCCACTGTTTACGGGGTGTTGATGTTGTGGCAACATGGCAACACTATGGAAAATAAACACGTTAACCCAGTTGAATTGGCCATCGACATGTTCGGTGGAGTCCGCAAATTAGCCAAGTGCGTAGGCCGTGACCCGGCTGCTGTCTCGCGCTGGCGCAAGAGTGGCCTGGTGCCAACTCAAATACAGCGCAAGCTCTTGGCTGCTGCCGCGGCCAGAGACATAGGCATCACAGCCCATGACATTGTGTTTGGTCGCGAAACGCATGCTTGAATTTACTTTGCCCTGGCCACAACCAAAGCTGTCTCCCAACTCCCGCACGCACTGGTCAATCCTGGCCCGTGAAAAGAAGATCTACCGCGGGGCTTGCTGGGCCACAGCCAAGGATCAACTCAAAGGCTGGATGCCAGAGCTACCTATTGGCCCGCTGCTGCTCGAGCTTGAGTTCGTGCCACCTCACCGGCGTGAATATGATCGAGACAATTTAGTGGCGCGCATGAAGTCAGGCATTGATGGCCTGTGCGATGCGCTGCGCTGCGACGACAAACGATTTACAACCCTGACTGCTCGAGTGAACGCAGAGCAAATTGGGGGTCTAGTCCGCGTTCGAATTTCGAAGGAACCCTTACCATGAACCTATCAATACTCTCCGGCAACCTGGGCCGCGACCCAGAACTACGCACACACAACGGCGACAACATCTTGAACTTTGCCATTGGCGTGCAGACCGGCACCAAAGACAAACCCGAAACCATGTGGGTTGACTGCGCTCTCTGGGGCAAGCGGGCAACAAGCTTGCAGCCTTACCTACACAAGGGCGCAAAGGTAACCGTCAGCGGCCCGCTCAAGTTTGAGGAATACACAGCCAAGGACGGCACGCTTAAATCGCGCCTGCGCCTTTCTGTGGATCAGATCGATCTACCACCAAAGATGGAGCAAACATCAACACCTCAAGAAAAGACGGGCGCGCTGCTAAAACCTAGCTCCGGCTTTGAAGATATGGCTGACGACATTCCCTTTTAAAAAACAGTTGACACTGTAAGTGTGTAGTGTGCTAAAGTGGGGCTTCCATTAACCAACAGGAGATTGAAACATGGAAGACTCCCGCGCTGAAGCCGCTGCAAAAGGGCAAGGCAAATACCTAGGAAAGGCATGCCAGGTCTGTGGTTGCGAATCTCGCTACACCACAAACGGCAACTGCGTTGACTGCAATGCAAGGCACGCAAAAGCCTATCAAAAACGTACATCAGAACTGTTGCGAAAGATCAAGCAACAGAGAGCGAGTCTCTGATGCATTACTACTCTTTCAACATTGGCGACTACGCCAGCCACACCAGGCACCTATCACCCATAGAAGATTTGGCCTACCGCCGGCTGCTCGATCTGTACTACCTACATGAACAACCGTTGAACGAGAGTTCAACAACCGTTGCACGGCTTATTGACTTGCGTGACAACCAGGTTGAAGTGCAGACAATTCTTGCTGAATTTTTTGAGCTTGTTGATGGCACCGGATGGATCAATCAGCGTGCTGATGGTGAGATTTCCAAGTACCACGGCAAGCTGGAAGCCGCATCCAGAGCCGGTTTGGCGTCTGCTGCAAAAAGATCCAACGGCCGTTCAACGGATGTTCAACTAAACAAGAACCATAAACCAATAACCAATAACCAAGAACCAATAGAAAAGAAGAAACCGATTGCCACACCTGACGGCGTTTCACCGGCAACCTGGTCAGACTTTCTACAAATCCGAAAATTAAAAAAAGCAGCGGTCACAGAATCTGCCGTCAAAGGCATTGAACGTGAAGCACGCAAAGCTGGATGGTCACTTGAAAAAGCTTTGGTCGAATGCTGCGCCAGGGGATGGGCAGGGTTTAAAGCCGAATGGGTTAACAAGGAACAGAACCAAAACAAAACACAGCACCAGATCAACCAGGAGGGCATAGCGCGCTCACTTGGCCTTTTACCAAAACACGACGAATTTCAAGGCAACGTAATTGAAGGAGCAATCTATGATTCAGAACCTACCACTACCAAACGCTTGGGTTGAAAAGATCTTTGCCAGGATGCAAGGGATCTACGGCCGAGACTTCATTGGCCAATACAGCACGGGCATGGTCAACGGCATTGATGCTGGATTAGAAAATGCCAAAGCTACATGGGCAGAAGAGCTTGGCGGCTTTATCAAATGGCCAGAAGCAATTGCTTATGCCCTGGAGCATTTACCAGAACGGGTGCCAAACTGCATTCAGTTCAAACAGCTTTGCCGCATGGCCCCAAGGCCGGCACCACCGGAGCAAATAGAACACAAGATTACTGAAGAGCAGGCCGAAGCAAATAGAAAACGGATCAAAGACATTATCGATGGGCTTGGTAAACACATGGCCATGAAAGGGGCAGCAAAATAAACATAACCGATTAAGTCGGGCTAGGCAGACATGCTGAAAATACCTTGCGGGATCGCGGTCGGGAAACCCGTTTGATTTTCGATAGGCAACCGCCTGACTTATTCACTTGGTATTAACATGACAATTAAATTTTGTATGCAGTGCCAGCGTGATGTTTACGTTGTTGAGTTAAGTGCGTGGAAACCCATTTACAACAAACTTGGGAAAGTAACTAGACGGATTTGCCCTGCATGTGCTTCGGGGCGAAAGAAATATGACGCTACGGGAGTTTACAAAAAATGAACAAGGAGAAAAACATGAATGAAACATTAAAAGGAATTGCAATTGCAGTGGTGTTGATAGGCGCATTTGGATTGGTAGGCACAATGGATCTTGAAGATGAAATAAAACAAGACGAACACTATTGCCACATGAGATCTATATGGGAAGCAAACAAGCACATTGATGCAGCAATGCGCCCAGGCTGGCCCAACTACAAGCCGGAGATCAAATGTCTATAAACGACCTCACTTTCTTGCACACTGCGTCAGTCTTGATGGGCATGTCAATAACCTTGCTTTTAATCGTAGGCGTTATCTACTGGTGGATAAATAGGTAATGGCTTTTACAGTTGACATCCCTGACAAGGTTATCGACGCATCAATTGATTGCTGCAACGCCGGCAACCTGGGCAACCGCGGTGATGGTAGCGATGGTTCAAAAGACCAACAGCTTACCGGCATCATTGGCCAGAACATGTTGAACCTGGCGCTTGAGCAGCCATTGATGAAAGCAGGCGGCGGCTTTGATGGTGGCATTGATGCACACATCTACGACGTAAGCTTTGACATTAAAACAATGGGCCGCACCGTAACGCCCAGGCTTAACTTTGTAAACAACCTAACCAGGTCACAAGTGAAGTTCAATGTGGATGCCTACTTGTTTACCAGCATCAACCGCAATGAAAACAAACTAACGGTATGTGGGTGGCTGCCAAAAATTTTATTCTTGGAGCGGGCCAGCCTATTTATCAAAGGCGTTGATCGTAAGCGGGAAGACGGCAGCGTCTTTAAGACCAAGTCAGACATGTACGAAATTGCAAATTCTGATTTATTCTACGAAGCCAAAAACTGGGAGAAGTTGTTTGCAAGCATTAAACACTTCGCTGAAAATAGAGAGCATCCAAAATACCAAACCATGAAGCAGTGGCTTGCTGATTATGAAAAGGAAGAGCAATGAAATTTGCAAAAATATTTGAGAGTAAAAAGCTGGGCCAGGTCATCATCATGAAAAAGCAAACCGAGCTTGGCGCGCCCGAGCTTCGATTCTTTTTCCAACCTGAAGGCTTTGGAGTGTGTGAGTTTGCAATTGGTTTTAACGACGATGACGCAACCGAGTCTAGGTTTGAAGAAGCCTACAAAGAGATGACGCCACAAATTGCGTACGAGATCATTGATGGATACCTCAAGCACATGACAGCACAGGCAGGGGAGAAGCATTGATGGA